CTGCTCTTCGATTAGATGCTGGATTGTCAACATCACCAACACAAGCGCCATAATAATCGCTCCGGCAGCACGTTCCTTTGCACTGGCTCCATCGCCATCAGACAGCCAAACTGCCGCCCACATTGCGCAGATTACAGCAAGAATTTGAACCACTCTAATTTTTCTCATTCTTTTGACTTTTACGTTTTCGTTTATACTTTTTCTTTCTCGTACACCTGCAATGCCTCAGAACTTGAGCGGCATTGCATCGCCATTTACCATTTTGGCTGTTAGACGGCTTATCGCTATCAATTTCCCCGGCTTCTATAAGCCTCAACAACTTCTTCTCACCACCGACTATATACGCAGCTTTATCCTTACTAAATGCCTCAGTAGACATCACATCAAGAATACTATCAAGCAATATCTCAGCAGTGCCATTTGCATACGCCGCGTCCATAATTCTAAGTGGTACGGGTAACAGTAAAAACACCCTTCTCATTATCGGATTTTATCTCCCATTTCTTCCCAGGCTCCTTTTCCTTAAGCCGATAGGATATCAGATTAAGGATATACGCCCTTTTGGAAATAGGAAAAACCTCTTTTGCATCCTTCTCCATCTCACGGATGATGCATATTACACTTTTCTTATTTTCTTCCATATTGGTTATTTAACTGATTATTATATGATTATAAAAAGACCTCCGATTCAAGATTATTCGCTAATGTAAATTGAACCGGAGGATTGCTTAATTTTGAAGCGTCAAACAAAAAATTAAGCTTATATGAATGGTTATTTAGATTTGGTAGAACACTACCAGAGCGTTCTTGAAAAAAGAAACGAATGGACTTTTAGAGTCCAAAGCACTTTTTTAGCCGTAGCATCCGCTATGTTCGCGGTAATCGTATCTTTAAACAGCTCTTCCACGGACAGCACTTGCAGCAGGATTCTCCTTGCCATTGCTGTTTTATTGGATATATTATGTATCCTTTTCTCAAGTATTTCCCTATACGAGAATAAAGTAGAGAACGACAAGACTGCTCACACCTGCTATCATAGAATAGAACAATATATCCACGAGGATGTGTCTTTAGATATTCTCTCATTACATAAAGGTAGTGAGAGAGGTAAGCTCTTTTTATTTTGTGAAAAATGGTCTTATATTTCATTCTTTCTATTCATTTGTGCATTAACGATATACGCCTTACATAAATTCTTACTCATGTAAACCAATCGCAATTAATAGACCTCCGGCTCAATTTATATTAGTGTATGTTTTTGAACCTGAGGTTTTACTTAACTTTGTAGCGAACAATATAAAAATTAAGTAAAATGGGAAATTTCATCAGAGTACAGTTGATAGATGGCAAAGATGCTATCATCAGCAAATTGAACATCACAAAAATCGTAACCA